TTAGCAATTTTCTGAAGAAGGTTGACACCACGCTTCAGAAGAAGTATGCTATTGAAAAATTCAAAGAAGGATTTACAGGAAAGAGTTTCCCAGTCAATGAACCTGAATTCGTTTTTACTGAACCTGCGTTTAAGACCAGTATTATTCTCCCTCTATGTAGCGAGGTGGAAGTTGGTAGAACCTATCTGGAAAAGCGTGGACTCGATGCCAGCAAGTTCTATTTTGCGGAGAAGTTTAAGACCTTTGCTAATTCGTATAAAGAAACTTTTGCAAGCACTGCTAGTGAAGAGTCTCGCATCGTAATCCCTTTGTTTTACAACCGTAACCTAATCGGGTTCCAAGGTAGATGTATAGGACCGAACAAGGTTAAATATATCACTGTCATGCTCGATGATAAAGCACCAAAGATCTATGGATTTGACACAATCGATAAAAAACTACCAGTCTATGTGGTCGAAGGACCCTTTGACAGCTCTCTCCTCAACAATAGCGTGGCTTTGTGTGGCGCTGACGGTGACATTCGTTGTCTTGAGGGAAGCGATCTCGTTTTTGTTTATGATAATGAGCCCCGCAATAGAGAAATTGTCGGTAGAATTGGAAAATGTATTGAAAGAAACGAGAGAGTCGTCATCTGGCCAAAAGGCATCAAAGAAAAAGACATAAATGATATGGTATTGTCTGGCATTGATGTCAATAATGTGGTAGAATCACATACATACTCAGGTCTAGAAGCAAAAGTCAAATTTACAGAGTGGAAGAAGGTATGACCAACGGGACTAAAGTTCGTAAGAGGTCTGGGTCTTTAGAGTCCCTGGACCTCAATAAGATGCACAAGATGGTAGACGAGGCATGTAAGGACCTCGCTGGTGTATCTGCCTCACAGATTGAGATCAATTCTGGTATTCAATTCTATGATGGTATCACTACCGCAGAGATTCAGGAGATCCTGATTCGGTCTGCTTCTGACCTGATCGATCTAGATAACCCAAACTATCAATTCGTTGCTGCTAGACTGCTTCTGTTCTCTCTGAGGAAGCAACTGTGGGGTCGTATGCATGAGTGCCCATCTCTGGTGGAGCATGTGCATAAATGCATTGACCTGAATGTGTATGACAAAGAGATCGTAGCAAAATACTCTGACGAAGAGTGGCAAACTCTTGATGCTTACATTGATCATAGTCGGGACTATTTGTTTACATATGCTGGCCTTCGCCAGGTTGCCGATAAATATCTTGTACAGGATCGTAGCAGCGGCGAGGTGTATGAAACACCTCAGTTTATGTACCTGATGATCGCCGCTACGATCTTTGCGGAATATCCCAAAGAGACTAGGCTCGATTATGTCCACAGATACTACGACGCAATCAGCAAGCACAAAGTCAACATTCCGACCCCCATCATGGGAGGAGTGCGGACACCATTGCGTCAATTTGCATCTTGTGTTCTCGTTGATGTTGATGACTCCCTCGATAGTATCTTTAGCAGCGATATGGCTATTGGTAGGTATGTCGCACAAAGGGCTGGTATCGGCATTAACGCAGGCAGAATTCGTGGCATCAACAGCAAAATCAGAGGCGGAGAGGTACAACACACAGGTGTTGTCCCCTTCCTTAAAAAGTTTGAAGCAACTGTCAGATGCTGTACACAGAACGGCATCAGAGGTGGTTCTGCTACAGTTCACTTTCCTATCTGGCACAAAGAGATCCAAGACATCTTAGTTCTGAAGAACAACAAGGGCACTGAAGACAATCGTGTTCGTAAATTAGATTACTCTATTCAAATTACCAAACTGTTCTACGAACGGTTTATCCAGAATGGAACCATCACCTTATTCTCACCTCACGATGTCCCAGGTTTGTATGATGCTTTTGGCACTGATGAGTTTGATGATCTCTATCAGCGTTATGAATCGGATAGAACAATTCCAAGGACAACTGTCTCGGCTCAAGAACTGGTTCTCGACCTTCTGAAGGAGAGAGCAGAGACTGGTCGGATTTATATCATGAATCTTGACCACTGCAACTCACACTCATCTTTCAAAGATAAGGTTGAGATGAGCAACCTCTGTCAAGAGATTACTCTGCCTACCAAACCACTCCAGCATATCGACGGAGAGGGTGAGATTGCCCTCTGTATTCTGTCTGCAATCAATGTAGGCAAGCTTCGTAACTTGGATGAGTTGGAGGAACTCTGTGACCTCTCTGTGCGTGGTCTAGACGCCTTGATTGACTTCCAAGGATACCCTGTAAATGCAGCAGAGGTTGGAACAAAGAACCGTCGTTCCCTAGGCATCGGATATATTGGTCTGGCACACTACCTTGCAAAGCATAAGGTAGGTTACGATGATCCTCAAGCATGGAACCTCGTACATGACCTTACGGAAGCGTTCCAGTATTACCTGCTGAAGGCATCTAATGAACTCGCCAAAGAGCAAGGACCATGTGGTTACTTTGATCGTACAAAGTATTCTGCTGGTATTCTCCCCATCGATACATACAAGAAAGATGTTGACGGAATTGTACCCCACACGCTGAGATATGATTGGGAAAGTCTTAGAGAGTCTATCGCCACCCACGGTCTACGGAACTCAACACTGTCTGCTCAGATGCCATCAGAGAGCAGTTCCGTTGTGTCAAACGCAACAAATGGAATCGAGCCACCTAGAGGATATCTGTCCGTTAAGAAAAGCAAAAAGGGACCGCTTAAACAGATTGTCCCTCAATACAATACTCACAAGAGTCACTACACTCTTCTCTGGGACATGCCGTCGAATGATGGATACATTAAAATCGTTGCGGTGATGCAGAAGTTCTTTGACCAGGCAATTTCTGGTAACTGGAGTTACAATCCTGAGAACTATCCTGATAATGAAGTCCCTGTTTCGGTCATGGCAAATGATCTTCTGACTACATATAAGTACGGTTGGAAGACCTCATATTATCAGAACACCTACGACAATAAAGACGATGGAGTAGAAGAAGAAAAACCTAATCTGAATAATTTACTAGAAAGTTTAAGCAAACAAGAGGAGTGCGACGCCTGTGCAATTTAGAACTAACGCAGACCCCATGCCCAAAACAAATGTTCAGGGAATGACCGTGTTTAATACATCGGCACCTGACCCCAAAAAGCAACCGATGTTCTTCGGTGCCCCGCTTAGTGTTCAGAGGTATGATTCATATAGATATCCAGTCTTTGATCGTCTTACTACACAACAATTAGGTTACTTCTGGAGACCTGAGGAGGTCTCCCTTCAAAAAGATAGGGCAGATTATCAGACTCTACGCCCAGAACAAAAGCATATTTACACTTCCAATCTTAAGTATCAAATTATGCTAGACTCTATTCAGGGTCGTGGTCCTGGTATGGCATTCAGTCCATACTGTTCTATCCCTGAACTTGAGGCATGTATGAATGCCTGGCAATTTATGGAGATGATCCATAGCAAGTCCTACACATACATCATCAAGAATGTCTATGCTGACCCCTCTGATGTGTTTGATCACATCATTACCGATGAGCGTATCCTAGAGCGTGCTCAATCCATCACGCAGGCATATGACGACTTTATCAATGCTGCTCACCAGTATGATAACTCTTCGGACTGGAAATATGCTCAAGAGCATGTTGATTATGCTATGGATACTCGCTACGAACTGAAGAGGAAACTCTACAGAGCAGTAGCAAATGTCAACATCCTAGAAGGAATTAGGTTCTATGTTTCGTTTGCTTGCTCGTTTGCGTTTGGCGAACTCAAACTTATGGAAGGATCCGCTAAAATTATCTCTCTCATCGCAAGAGACGAAAATATCCATCTTGTCATTACTCAAAACATCCTCAAAAACTGGATGGAAGGAGATGACCCAGACATGCAGCAAATTGCTCAAGAAGAAAAGCAATGGTTGATTGACACCTTCAAAGAGGCAGTCAATCAAGAGAAGCAGTGGGCAGAGTATCTGTTCAAAGATGGGTCCATGATTGGTCTGAACGAGAAACTTCTGTCTCAATATGTTGAGTGGATTGCCAATCGTCGTATGAAGTCGCTTGGTCTTGATCCTATCTATGATATTGCTGCTAGAAACAACCCGCTGCCCTGGACCCAGCACTGGATCTCTTCCAAGGGTCTGCAGGTAGCACCTCAAGAGACTGAGGTAGAGTCTTATATTGTTGGTGGCATCAAACAAGATGTCAAGAAAGATACTTTTGCTGGTTTCCAATTATGATTGCAAGTGAGACAAAGAAAAAAACTACCATCTGGACATCTCTAGGTCCCAATCCTACTATCGAAAAGAATATTCTTGAAGATCAAGTCTGGATTGACGATGCATTCTTTGTCAAGAAAACTAGATTTGGTTTATATACTAGTATTCTAAAAGATCCATTCGGTCACCATTTTCTCACTGGTGCAACTGAAGATGGAGTGATTCAGATGACTCGCTGGCATCTTAAGTGTCTCCAAGATGGATCTCTTGATGAAGTTTCTCGTACTGTTAACTCGGGGGTCGTAGGTGGCAAACTCTGAATTACCAGAATGGAGAAGGCGTGCTCTTGCTGATCCCAGTTTGAAGGAGAGGCAAGTAGAAATTCTAATGCATGGTCCTAAGTCATTGACTGATGCATGGTTCCTGCAGGCAATGCGATACAAGTATTCTAGGGACTAAATAATTTCATATCGTCGCCGCAAGAGGGTCCTGGTCACAGTCAGGTCACCCTCTTTTTTCATGCTTATAAATACTTCTACTGGAATCTGACCAAGTAAGATGCAACAATCTCACTTAAATAAAATTGCTGAAGCATATAATAATATTGCTGAGGGCAACTCACAGCATGAAAAGAAGGAAGAAAAGAAGAAGATGCACAAGTGTACTTGTGACGAGTCCTTCTACTATAAGCGTCTTCAGGCAATGAATCCTGAGATGGCAGAAATGTATCTTGATATTGCTGAGGAACTGTTTGATGAAGGTTATGAAAGTTCCAGACTGCTAGATAATATCATTGAAGCATTGTCCAAGGAGTTTGTTGGTCATGAGTTCCGCTCTGCGCTTACAGCAGTTAACCCTCGCATCTATGAGAACCTGCAAACCGCAGAGAAAAAGCAGGCAAGAGTTATTGCTGCATCTTTTGCTGAGCAGCGTTCCTGCTGGAAGACTCATAAGAAAGTCGGTATGAAGATGAAGGGTGGCAAACTCGTTAACGATTGCCGTCCTAAGAATGAGGAAGTTGAGCATATTGAAGAGGGTGCTACCGAAGTTGCTATGAGCAACAAAGAGACTACTCTTCAGAAGAAAAAGAATAAAATCGACATGATGATTTCTCGTGAGAGAAACAAAGAACTCATGAAGAAAGAAGAGACTGTTGTAGAAGCAGATATGACAGGTGCTCCTAGCATTAAGGATGCCAAACCTGCCAAGAAAACCAATGTCAAGTATGACAAGGACATGAAGGTCATGGCTCCCACTGTCAAGGAAGCAACCTATCCTTCTGATTTTAGAAATCCTGATGGTTCAAAGAGAGCTGTCGCTAAGAAAAAAGGTATTAGACCAAACGCTCAGGGCGATTATGGTAAGAAGGATATCAACGAACAGGATGCTGCTGATGAGAAGCGCATGAGCACCTTCCAGAAACTTCAAAAGAATGTTGATCAGAAGAAAAAACTTAACATCAGAGGTAATGACTCTGAAGAACAGAAGAAGCGCCTTGAGAAGAAGCGTGGCATGAAACTGGATGATCATCCTCAGTTCAAGAAAGAAGAAGTAGAGTTAGAAGAGAAGAAGAAGGATGATTCCTATCTGGAAACAGATATGAAGAAGCGCCAGGCAAACAATGAGAAGGCGAGAAAGGACATGGAGAAGATGGGTACTTCAATGAAGAACCCCCACTTTGAAGATGTGAACTACTATGATGTGATCCTTGCCTATCTCGATGAGAACAATCTCATGGAGAGCGTAGAAGAGGCAGAAGAGATCATGATGCAACTCACTGGTGCCCAGATCGTTGAGATCATCGACGAGTTTATGAACTCTAAGGAAGAGTCTAAATAAATCAACCACCAATTATTATGGTTGATTATGATAACCCCTGGTTATTTAAAGGATCCCCTTTTCTATCTGAGAATATTGACGACCTGTACGGTTTTGTCTACTGCATTACTAATACGGACAACGATAAAAAGTACATCGGGAGAAAGTACTTTTGGCAGTATCGAAAGCCTAGAGGTAAGACTAGGCGAGTTAGAAGTGAAAGCGATTGGAAAAAATACTACGGAAGTTCTGAAGAACTTAATGAAGAACGCCGTAGGCTTGGAAATAGTGCCTTCAGAAGAGAGATACTATCCGTCCACGAGAGTAAGGGGCGGGTCAACTTTGAAGAGACCAGACAACTTTTCTTACACTCTGTTTTAACAGAGGCGCTTGACAATGGCGAACCAAAATATTACAATAGCAATATACTTGGTCGCTACTATAAGAAAGATTATTTTTCATGGAAATCAAGTATGGAGTCCTGACTAAAGAGATCCTTCACGAATGCGAAGAGTTTATTGAAGAGTCTCTGGAAAATGGGCAGTGGAATGTTAGTGATTTTTTCTGGGATACTTCCCTAAAGGAGGGAGTGTCTGGTATAATTACTATGAGGAATGTTCCAGATGAGTTGAAAAATCTCATCTTGGATTGTATTAGTACATATGTTCCTCAGTATAGGGAAGCAGAGGTGCAACTCTATGCCTGGCATAAAGGGTCGGGCATCTCAGTTCATGATGACGGAGGTCGTTATGGATGCACTATATACTTAAACGAAGACTGGAATGTCAATTGGGGCGGTCTATTTGTATGGCACGACGGTGAGGAACTTAGAGCACACTGTCCTACATACAACACCATGGTTCTCAATACACTCTCAGAAGACCACTTTGTAACCCAAGTATCAAATCTGTGCCCTAAAATTAGGTACACGATTCAAATTTGGTTCCTGCCAGTTTAGCTCAGTGGTAGAGCAACTGTCTTGTAAACAGTAGGTCACTGGTTCAAATCCTGTAACTGGCTTTATGATTGTAGACATTTTTCCAACAACAATATATCGAGACAATATTCCTTGCCCCAAAGAGCATTGGGAAAATATGATGGATCTCTGTAAGGAGTTTTACTATAGAAATTTAGATGAGGTTGAAGATTCTGGTAACTATACTGGTGATCAAGACCTTCCAAAATATTTTCTCTTGCATAAGCAACCAGAGTTTTATTGGATGAATGCTGTGTTTGCAGAGGCGACTAGAAAATATCTAGAGGGTATTTGTAGAAAGACCGATGATGGTGAATACCACGAACATTATATTTTCTTTCAAAAATCATGGCCTAATGTGTGTAGACTAGAGGATGGTGGTAATCCAGATCATTTGCATAAGGGATCACACTTTAGTGGCATTTATTATCTGAGAACTGAGGGTGAGGGTGGAACTCTTGTTTTGCAGGGAGATACCTATATGGATAGGATGCCATTGAATGTTCACGATCATTACTGTCAGTGGGAACTTGAACCTAAGGACGGCGACCTAATTATTATTCCCTCAGACATGCTGCATAGGGTGACAGATTTTAATGGGGTTGACTTTCGTGCATCTATCGTGTATGATATCTTCGTAACTTCTACAATCGATGTAGATCATAATTATGAGAATGTGGTCACATCCCCACACCATTGGGTACAAGTCTAAATATGTACAAACCATACTCACCAGAATGGCACAGGTATCGTTACCTTAAAGAAGCCATTGACAAGTATCTTGACGATTATGTTGAGAACGATATCATCGTGAATGATATCCTCAATATCGTTTGTGATCGTCAAGAGAAGGCACATGCCGAGTATCATAGACTCGAAGATCTTGAGTTAAAATTAAGGGAGTAACATGCTTTCTACTAAGTATCGCCTCAGGTTAGAATCTATTTGTCGTTGCATTGCTAACAAAGAACAAGTGCCTCTGGAGGATATGATCTGGGCAGAGAAACTTGCCAAGGCACATACTCTTGCAAGAGATTGGTTGCAGAAAGCAAGACGCCAAGCCTCTCAGGACATTCAAGATGGGAGTATGGATGATTTTATGAACAGGATGGGACTAGGTGACCCCGACCCATCCAATCACAAAACGGGGTTCAGTGGTGCTGATGAAATTGTTGATTGGTTCCAAAGAGATAAACCTGATGATTGGAGACAACGAGACTAATGAAACTATTAACACTTGAAGACTACCAGAAGGCAGGAGAAACATTCTGGCCTAAGTATTGGTATGTTGCCAAAGAACTTGGTGAAAATGCTAAGGCAGAAGACATCCTTAAAGTGATGGAAGCAGTCGGTGGTGTTGCACTGAAACTTGCTCTCGAAGAGAAAGAAGGACCATTTGGATTTAATAAGCAGAAAGAAGATGCCGAACCCGAATCAACTGTATGAAGACATGGAGAAGCTGAATGCTCTCTACGAAGAACTTTGCTGGGATCATGATGATGAACTTGTGTTCACTCATGAAAATGGCAGAGTCATTGTTTATAATAAGACCCTAGATGATCGCTCAAGTATTCGATAATCTTTTTGATACAGAGTTTATGGTAAAGGTTGAGAAACAACTCAAGTTTTTACCAGTATCTGCCATCAATATTGCCAATGGAACTGCTTATCCTTCAGGGGAGAGTGGTTCTCATTGTTTAATGGGTGAAAATATCTTTGAGAGAAAGAGTCTTAATACAGTAGTCAATCTTATGAAAGACTCTGAGATTTTCTTTGAGATGTTGGAGAGGATTGAGGATTATGTTGAGACAAGATAC